GGACAGGAGGACCTGAGCGCTTGACTAAGGGTGAGTTCCAGGGAACACGAGGTTCTGCCATATCACGCTTGCAACGCCTTGCAATGATCATAGGTATGCAATACATGCAGGATGTTGGCACTATGTTCGCTGTTCATACACAGCAGTATATGAGTCAGGAAACTTATGTGCGAGTTGTAGGACGATATGCTGAGCAGCTGCAGAAAACCTTTGGACCTAATAGGCAGAACGTTAAAGTAACACCATATGACTTGGCTGTGAACTATGACTTGATTGTAAGAGACGGTTCCATCCCAGGTGGTAACTTCTCTGAAGCCTGGATAGATATGTTTAAGACTATTGGAACTACGCCTGAGTTAGCACAGCAGTTTGATGTGACTAGAATCTTCATGTATATAGCACAGCAGTTAGGTGCTAAGAATGTTGAAGACTTCAGACGTAACATGAGTCAGATACAGCCTCAGGTCATGCCTGATGAGCAGGTAGCACAGCAAGCACAGGCTGGAAACATAGTACCTATAGGAACTTAAAATGGACGAGATAAAAATCAACGCTACGTTAGACCAGATTGAGGGACTTAAAGAGTCCATCGTCTGGAAGGACATTGTGAGGGAGTTAAGGAACTGGAAGAAAGGCTTCAATATGGAGATGGAATCTATTGTAGATAACGCTGAGTCTAATAACCCTTCGACAGCCTCTGTCCTTATGCACATGGGAGACTTAAACGGAAGACAGAAGGCAGTTGATTACTTTATCAGCATCTTAGATGTCTTCACTGACTTGAAGCGAGAAGAGATTGAAAACAAGAAAACGGAGGTTAGCTAATGGATGAACACTTAAAAAAGATTCAAGCGGATGTAGATGCAATGAACAAAACTTTCGAAGGTGGTGAGGTAAGTACTGATCCACCAACTGAGGTGAAGACCGATCCACCTTCAACTGATCCACCTGCTGAGGAAGTTGAAACAGACTCACCTACTACAGATGAGCCTAAGACTGACGCGCCAACAACAGACGCGCCAGATGACAGGGACAAAACTATTGACGAGCTCAGGAAGAAGCTTGCTGACAAGGATGAAAAGCCTACAGTACCTAAAACAAAGGCTCCTACAACTGAGGCTCCTGACAGAGACTTTGTTGGTGATCTGGACATGGAGGACTTGACTCCAAAAGAGCTTAATGCACTTTTAAACAAAACTTATAAACAGGCTACTGAAGATGCTCGTGCAAGAGGTGCTGAAGTTACTCAAACCTTGCCTGAGTTAGTAGCAGCTGTAGCAGGTTTGCAAAAAGCTACTGAGGATTTCTACAGCGAGAACAAAGACCTTGTATCATTTAAGAAAGTCGTAGGTACTGTATTTGAGGACTTGAGATTAGCGAACCCGAATCAGACTTATGAGGAACTAATATCATCTGTCGCACCTGAGGTTCGCAAGCGGCTTGAACTACCTGAGCCGAGCAAGAAGAAATTTGACAGAGGCGATCCTCCTAGACTACCTAAAAAGAAGTCCAAGTCTGGAGTGATTAAAGATGAACAAAAGACTGGTTCTGTGTCTTCGGACATAGATGAGATGAATAAATCTTTAGGGAGGTAACCGTATGGGATTAGAACAAAACAACGAACAACATTATAGAGAGGTGGTTGACAAGTACATTGATCCTAACGCTGCTTACATTATGACTACACGTGACTATGTAGTCAGACCAAGTGCAGACGCACTCAGCGGGCCTATCATTGTACAGCTTCCACCTGTGGCAGAAGCGAAAGGTCGGTTCTACTCGATCATATGTAGAAATGCCGATCCAGTTAATACAGTAACTATTGCAGACGCTGATGATTCTGAGTGCTGGGCTAATGACATAGTCCTGAATGGAAAGTGTGATCGCTTGCTTTGTTACAGCGATGGGCTTGCATGGATGCCTGCTTTCTCTGGTGGATTCCCACAGGCTAGCACTACGTATCCTCCGGGGACTACTCAGCCGCCTACTTCGTTAGCGCCAACGACTGCAGCGCCAGTCCAGACTACGTTAGCGCCTACTACGTTGCTGACTACTACGGCTTAACTAACTTAAACCAGGTCGTTTAAATTTTAAACGATCTTATTAAAGGAGGAATAAACTATGTTTCTTGGAATGAGAGGCACTGGTGACTGGGTCGCTGATCAAAGACCCCTGAACTGGAGACAACAAATAATGTACTTGTACCCTAATGGAATGGCTCCGTTAACAGCGATCCTCTCCATGATGGGTTCTGAGTCAGTAGACGATCCACAGTTCCATTGGTGGACACAGGAACAGACCGCTGTTATGGGAGCTGTTGCTGGTATCTTTACCTTACCAGATCTCAGTGCAGCTTACGCAGGTGCTGGTGTGGCAGGGGACGTGATCTATGTTCAGGTCACTACCTTACTCGCTAACCGAATCAGGGAAGGACACCAGATCCTGCTTCGTGATGAGTCTGATTGGCGAGTCGATGTAACAGGTAAGGTTACTGGTGTAACCAGAGGAACTGTCAACTCAGTTCTTGCAGTTAAGCTGCTTGAAGCTGATGATAATGCTGGTGTTGGAGGTAATGATCTTCAGGACTGTGACGCCTTCAAAATCATAGGTAACATGAATCCTGAGGGTGGCGAGATGCCTGACGCCATTGCTCTTAACCCTGTGAAGGTCTATAACTACACACAGATCTTCCGCACACCGCTCTCGATTACTCGGACAGCGCGTAAGACGAAACTTCGCACTGGTGAACAGTACCAGAAGATGAAGTCTGAAGCGTTGGAAATGCACTCATGGGAGATGGAACTTGCTTTCCTCTGGGGAATTGCAACTGAGAACATCGGTGATAATGGTAAGCCTGAGCGTACTACCAAAGGTGTGATCAACTTCATCAGACAGTATGCTGCGGCTAACTGTGATGATTATACGCTCAATGCTACCTACTCAGCCCAGACATGGGCAACTGGTGGTGAGGTCTGGCTGAAGAATCTACTTGAGCAAGTCTTCCGCTATGGTGCGGAGGAGAAGCTGTGCCTGTGTGGTTCTGGCTTCCTGCTTGGCATAGATGCCTTAGCAATGGCTGGTGGACAGGTTAATCTGCAACCAGCGCAGAAAATCTATGGTATGCAGATTCGTGAATGGATCACTCCGTTTGGGTCTATTTATATGAAGACTCATCCGCTGTTCAGCTATGACGCAACCACTCGTAATATGGGAATTCTTCTGGAGCCCAAGGAATTAAGTTATCGCTATATAGATGATACAGCTTTCTATGGCGAGAGCACTTCCAAACAGCACCCGGAAGGATATGGCAATCGTAGGCTTGATGGTACTAATGAGGAGTACTTGACTGAGTGTGGGCTTGAGTTTGGCTTCCCTCAGAAATGTGCTGTTCTCAATGGTGTTGGTCTGCCTAATGTTGTATAGCTAACCTCGTAGACCACAACTGGCTGGGAGGGATGAATGTAGCTCCCTTCCAGCCTTTATAAAAAAGGAGAGAGGAATGGCTTGGTTATCAGCAGTAAGTAATTTTATCTTTGGAGCACCTAAGTTAGTCGAAGATGTGTTTGATAAGAAGGAAGGCTTACTTGTAAAGGCTGGTGGCTTTATAAATGATTTGAGTTATACAGAAGCTGAAAAAGCAAGGGACATGGCTGCTCTAGCTAAGGAAGTAACAGAGCATATTAAGTCTACACTAGCAGAGTCAACAGCTCGCAGTTTGACAAGGCGGTCAATATCTATCTTATGGATTAGGACTCAACTTGGACTTATTCTATTAGTTGCTATTTGTATTCCTTTGAATACATCTTGGGCAAACTCGTTCTTTGAGTTAGCGACTTGTAATGTAATGATGTGGGGAACTGGAAGTGTAATTATATTCTTCTTTGGTGCATATGCTTGGGGAGCCCACATTAAGAAGAATGGTACACCCTAAGGAGTAAAAATGAACTTACAAAACTTCAGAAAGATGTTCTTAAGCCTTTCAGGGCGTTACGACTTGGTTGATGAAGACTACTCAGACAACGGCTTGCAAGTGTTCATTGATGAAGGAGGGAAGTTCCTTGATCGTTTAGATGAGACACAGAAGTCATGGGCTACTCGATTTGCTGACTTGGCACTTGGTGAGTCTTTCGTAACCTTCCCTTACTGTCGTGCTATTAAAGAAGTCTGGGCTGCTTGTGTGACTACAGGTAGGTGGCAGCTGGAGAAGAAAGATCTCCAGGACTTAATGGAAGGGTATTTGAGGACGCTACCAGCTGAAATGTCAACTGGGATA